AGAAAAAACGTGGCAAGAAGTAGTGGCGGTCTTACCCGTTGGTTTAAGGAAAATTGGGTTGATGTAAAAACTGGTAAGCCTTGTGGTCGTCAAAAAGGCGAAAAAAGAGGCTATCCAGCTTGTCGACCTAAAAAACGTGTCTCAAGTAAGACACCTAAGACTGTCGGAGAGATGTCAGCAGCCGAAAAAGCACGTTTTAAACGTGAAAAAACAGGTAGTAAGAAGATAACTTATCAACATAGACGTAAAAAACGTAAAACAAAGAGTTAAAAATGGCTAAATCTCACGCAATGGCAAGGTGTCAAGGTTATATTGCTTCTGTACGCAAAGGAAAGAAGAAAAAGACTACAAGAAAATCAACTAAAAAGAAAAAATAACTGTAAAAGTAGCAATTTCACGGTAATATAATCGTATAGGTAAAATTTTTATTGAAATCATGGCATTTTTTCGTGGTGAAGAAGGCTCTGTATCATTTGATAACGGAACTGGATCAGTTGGAGCAGTAGCCTCTACAACTTCATGGACATTAGATACAACAAAAGACACTCTTGAGTGCACTGCTCATGGAGACACTTCTAGAAAGTATGTAGGATCTCTGATTTCTGGCTCTGGCACAGTCGAACTTTTATATACAGCAACATCTGGAGATGATACTGCTGAGATTATTACAGATGTATTAACTGCTGAAGATGCTGGCGATGCTTCATTTAATTTGTTTTTAGATACATCAGGAAGTAAAAAATTAAGTTTTAACGGAATTATTACAGGAACTTCATTTAGTTCAACAGTTGGAGACATTTCCACAGTATCAGTTAGTTTTGTAACTAATGGTGCTATCACTTCTGCTGTCTAATGCCTAAAAGATCTTATTCGAGCAAACAGCGTAAACTCGCTGCTGTTGCCCCACCACGGGATAAGATTACTGCTGCTGATCTTAAAAAGCTACGTTCCAAGAAAAAGAGGAAGAAAAAATGAAAACTTTAACTCAAAGACAGCAAGACGCTTTAGCTAGACATAAGAAAAAGGGTACTCATACTAGGAAACACATGGAAGAGATGAAGAAGCTAATGCTAAAAGGTAAAACTTTTACTGAAGCTCACAACTTGACCATGAAAAAGGTAGGAAAATAATGGCTAAACGCAGAGGAGTCAGTCTATCCGTAGGAAGAGGCGAAAAGTCCAAGAAGGGAGGACTGACTGCTAAAGGTAGAGCTAAATACAACCGTGCAACAGGCAGCAACTTACAAGCACCTGTTACAGAAAAGAATCCTACTGGTAAAAGAGCAGCAAGGAGAAAAAGTTTTTGTGCTCGTATGAAAGGTATGCCAGGTCCGTTAAAAGATAAAAAGGGGCGACCTACCAGAAAAGCGTTAGCATTAAAAAGATGGAGGTGTTAAATGACATACGCTGTACCTGGACCAATTAGAACAAACATTGTCTCGTCTACTTCTGTAGGTGGGATAGACAGCCCTTTTACTCGCACTAGGGCTGTTCTAGACATGATGAAAGGTTGGGAAATAATGAAAGCTGTAACCGAAGGAACTGATTATCTTAGAACAAATAGCGAAGCATTTTTACCTTTAGAACCAAGAGAAGATTACGAAGCCTACCTTGCAAGAGTAAATAGAGCAGTATTTAGTCCGTTTACCCAAAGACTAATAAGAGCAGCTACAGGTTTGGTATTACGCAAACCAATAACACTAACAGGCGATCCATACTGGACAGAAATGTTCAAGGCAGACGTAGACGGAAGAAAATCAGATTTAGATGAGTATGCACGAAGAATACTAATGTGTTCTCTTACATACGGCCAAAGTCACATTCTTGTAGATTATCCTGCACCTTCAGGAGCAGTAAGCCTTGCAGAAGAACGCTCCCAAAACCGCAGACCTTATTGGATCGAAGTAGACCCAAATAATTTATATGGTTGGAGATTAGATAGAGAGTCAAACTATGGAAACTTGATACAGGTAAGACTAGCTGAAAAAGCTGTGCTTCCAGATGGTGAATTTGGTGAACAAGTATTCGACCAGATAAGAGTAATTGAGCCAGGTAGATACAGAGTATTTCGTAAAAAAGAACAAATTGAAGAAATGTATGACGTATCAGACAACAGCGTAACTGGTAATTTTGAAGTAGGTTCAGCAGATAAAGACTACCGCCAAGTAGAATCTGGCAACTTTTCTCTTGGTGAAATACCTTTAGTAACAATTTATTCTGGCAAAACAGATAATTTAGTAAGCAAACCACCTTTACTGGACATTGCATACCTAAATCTTGCACACTTTCAAAGACAAGCCGACTTAATACACAGTTTGCACGTTGCCTCACAACCATTATTAGTAATGGAAGGTTATGACGATCAAACTAAAGACCTAGCTATATCTGTAAACTACGCAATGGCTACACAACCTGGCAACAAAATCTACTATGTAGAGCCAGCTTCTAGTGCTTTTGATGCTCAATCAGCAGAAATAAAAGAGCTACAGATGCAGATGGCAACATTAGGAATCAGTACACTATCACAACAGAAGTTTGTAGCTGAATCAGCAGATGCTCGCAGACTAGATCGTGTGGATACAAACTCGATGCTTGCAATGGTTTCTATGGAGCTAGAGCAAAAGCTACAAAAAGCCTTTAATCTCTCAGCCGAATATGTTGGAATCGAGCCACCTGAAGTAAAAATAAGCAGAGATTTTGATATTGAACGACTAATCGGACAAGATATTACAGCTTTGACATCACTATTCGATCAGCAAGTCATTGATAGAGAAGAATTTAGAGATATTTTAGTCCAAGGTGAAGTTTTACCAACAGCTAACGAAGCCAAACCCGAATAAGCTGCTACAATAGTAGATAAGTACATAAAATTTATGGCTGGATCACTTGATAAAGTTCTGCAATCTGACGGAACTTACAAATGGGAAGTAGTTGAACACAAAAAGGAAGCTGATGAAGCTCCTGTTGTTTGTCCTGCTCCCGAACCAAAGGCAGTTAAGAAAAAACCTGCAAAAAAGAAAACTGACAGCCCTTTATCTGAATAATTAATGGAACCAGAAGAAAAAGTAATTCAGCCTGAGTCTGTGACCAACGCTGAACAGTCTGTGACTGACACTCCTTCACAACCACAAGCACCAAATCTTGACGCTATCAAACAGCAGTATGAAGCACAGGTAGCTGCTGCTAAAAAAGAGGCTGTTGAAGCACAGGAAAAATTTAAAGGCATCAAGACTAAACTTGATGAAGTGTATAAACAGAAAGAAGAAAAACGTACCAAAGACCTAGAAGAACAGGGTCAATGGAAAACTCTTTGGGAAGAAGCAAATAAAACTGCACAGGATAAAGACCAGCAGATAATAAGTCTTACTCAACAGCTTGAAGAGATGAAAAATTCTCACGAAACAGCTTCTACAAGGACAACAGCACTTGCAGCTATCAGCAATCAAGGAGTTATAAATGCAGAGCAGATGCTATCTTTGTTACAAAGTAAGTTACAAAAGAACGCTGAAGGAAAAGTAGTTGTCCTAAACGGTGGTGTAGAGCAGGATCTCAATTCGTATCTCACAAGTCTCAAAAACCCTGGTAGTGGTTATGAGCATCATTTCAAGCCAAGTTCTGCTGCTGGCATGGGTGCAAAACCAAGTCCTGTGGCAAACGCTGGTGGAGGTCAGGTAAACCCTTGGAAAACGGGCAATCTGACTCAACAAATGATACTATTAGAACAAGATCCTCAAATGGCAGCAGTGCTGAAACAAGAGGCTCAAAAATAGTTAGTTTCTGTGAAACTAATCCCCTTGTCCGTGACTAGGGTATCGCAAAAGTAACAAGGAGATCTGAATGGCTGCTCCATTTCAGAACTATTCGGGCGGTGTCCTATTAGCGGACATCGTAAAGAGAAATAATCTCAGCACATACGTTTCCGAAGCAATTAAAGAGCGTAGTGCATTTATCAAATCTGGTGCTGTTGTGCGTAATGCACTTCTTGATGCAACAGAAGGTGGAACAAGAATACAAGTTCCAGAATTTAACCCAATCGCTCCAACTGAGGAAATCTTAGATGGCACAGCGACATGGGGTACAAGTAACAATGGTTATTTGACACCACAGAAGATTGGTACAGGAACACAG